CGTACCACTGGCAATAGATCAAGGAGAAAATATATGGCACGAAGAAGAATGGCAATACCCCACCCTAGTATTAGTGGGATGGCATCAGGATTAGCAATAGCAACCTATCTGAACAAGGGTACAACTGGTAGAGGTGGACAAGGTACTGGTGTTCTCAAAAATTTAGCAGATAGCAAATTTAGTGCAGCGTTAGATCAAGTATCACACAACGCAATTAATTTAGCAACTTCCGAGGGAGGCAGGAAAGTATTAACAACGTCAATAGCTTTAGCTGCTGCCGGAGGTGTTGTAAGAAAGTGGTTCCCATCACTTAAACTGGGAGGGACAAAGCTCTTTTTTAGGGCTTAATGGAGAAAAAATATGTCAATCGTAATTAGTAGAAGTGAAACACAGCTCAGCGCCACAACCTCATTCCAGGCTATGGACAATTTGGGAGCGTCTAGCGTTTCCAGTTCATTTGTTATACCCTCGAATGTAAGTTCAGTAAAACAGATCACAATAGCAGTAGCTTGTGATAACTCAGAAGAATTCGTACCACTAGTGCAGTTGTCGGGTAACTCGATGAGAGATGGAAGTGCAGTATTTGCCGGACAAGGACTTAGTGGATTTACAACTTCCACAGGTGCAGCCAGTAACAGCATAACATATGATACAGACCTTGCGGTAGTTTCTGGAAATTCTATGGAAATTGGATTAGCAGTAACGGACGCAGCGACAATCTCAGCAGTAGTCACGATTCAGCTAGAATAATTTTATGCCTCGAAAGTCTATTGCACCCTGGTCCGAAAGAGTCTCAGAGGGATTAATAGACCAACCAATAGATAGTCAAATTCAAGCAAGTCAGACTCTAAGGGCAACGGTAGATACTGGATTCATAGATCAGACTGGAACCTGGAAAGGTGTAGTTTCAAGTGATGCAATATTCGGTATTACACAAACAGATCTGGGAATAGCTAACGGTGGAGAGATCTTAACGCCCTCCGCTAATACTGACGGCACGTGGCCCTTAGATATGACAGGCTATAGACACCTGTTAATGGCGATCAAGCCAACTAACGCAGGTAATGTTGCTATTACTGCTGTTATGGGTCCGGCTGATGTTAGTTTTGCTAATCTATCACCAGTTAATGCGGCCGCAGACCTTAGGGGGAACTTAGGCGCTGGTAATAGTGGCTTTAGTAATCTACTCCTGGATAGTAGCGACTCATTAACGGCAGATGTATGGAATATATTCATGTTATCCGAAACGCTACATAACCAAAAACTATTACAATTTAAGATTGTTAACAATAGCGGTGGATCTTCTGATATTCAAACAGCCTTTATGAGAACAGTATAATGAGCGACAACCATGAGTACCATAATTAATATTGATCTGCCGGAATGGGTCCAAGATAAAGCCTGGATAGAAAAACTCCTAGTTCGTTTAGTGATCGTTTACCTGGTTGGTACAGATCAGGGAATGATATGAAAAAGGAAGATATCCCATGGGACGTTATAATTCCTGAACTGGTTAAAGCTTCTACTCCGTTTATCCAGGCGATTGTTTGGGTTGGACTTTCCAAAGTTGACAAAAGGATCAACGCTCTAAATAATTTAATTGCAGTTGCTGAAATTGTACCTACAATTGACCTCGGATTGCCAAAAGGAATAGTTCTAGGTGCGATGTATGATAAAACTGGAGACGCTTTAGATATGATAAACCAACTAGCTCAGGCATTTGGAGATTTACCAGGAGACCTAAAGAAATTTATCCAAGAACAAGTAGACGAAGCAAAAGAGGATCTTGAAGAAATTTTAGAACCCATAGCAGAAGCAAAAGAGCCGGCTTGGTGGGTAAAGGGTTTTTATGATTTATTTGGAGCAGGAGTAGAACCTGGTAAACAATGAACGACACCACGGTTCTCGCAATCTGGATTTCGAGCTTTGGGCTTTACTTATTAATTTATACTTACTGGATTCCGCTAAGAACTCAGCAAAGAATAGAGCAATGGCTGAGATCCGAAGAAAGTGACGAAACTTTGCTGATGTCTCTAGGTGTTATCACTCATAAAATCAGAGAGCAAGCCCTGGTCGACTTTGAGGAATTTATGTTGCCTCAGGCTCGAGATAGTTTTAAAAATTTTTGGAACGGTGCTATGGGGAATGCTGCCCAGGAACTCGGCAAGTCTGAGGAAGGTTCGCAACTCTCGATTATGCATAACATGGCCTCAGAGTTAAAGGATCAGCCCTGGTATATTCAAGCTGCTGCTAGTAAATTGCTGCCAGTCATCACTAAAGCAGCAGAGAACCAGGACAACGCCACTGTTACGCCACTGAAAGGCCTCGGATTGCGCAAATAACGCCCCTGGAGCGCCCTTTAACGCCCCAAAGTCGCCTTTTATACCCATTGCTACCCCACCAACTCCTCTAGTCCTCATTTTCTCTTTAATTGGATTTGGTTGTAAAGCTAAAGTTTATTGCGATTTTCATTAATAATCTGTATTACTTTTTGACAATCATAACAGATTGTAACAGTCCATCCACTATTCTTATCCCATTTATCGGTACGCTTGTGGTTTACATTACGTAGACAAATATTACAGCGTCGCTTCATGCTTCTACCCATATATTACCGTCTTCTCTGCATGATATAGTCCAGGTGCACTCATACCAGTCTTCTACGAAGTTCTCAGCATTGTTTGTAAACAGGTCAACAATGGTGACTCTTACTACATGACAGTTAGTTCTCCAGGTTAGTCTCTTTCCTTTCTTATCAAGAGAAGAATAGTCAGGATGAGGATGGGATAGTAGGAGAACCTGAATGTCAAACTTACTACCGTGCTCTGTTTCCACAGGCTTAGGATCAGTAAGGAATTTGACTTCGCATTCCTGACCCTTTTCAAGACCACGCATTAAGGACGGGGTCCCTAAGCTATACTTACGTTCTGAGTTGTCGCTCATGTTAGCCTAACTTATGTACTATTATTAAAAAGTAACTTTTGCTAGTGCTAAACAGTTATATAATAGGAGTTGCTTTATTCGTTATGCCAGTGGGTCTATATACTCGCAAAGGAAAGAATGGTCGGACCATGTACTTTCGGGATGGGAAACTAATCTCGAAGAAATCATACCAGGCTTCGCGAAGTCGTCGCTCTGCGAAGAGACCATCAACCAGGCGGGGCAAACGTACCACTGGCAATAGATCAAGGAGAAAATATATGGCACGAAGAAGAATGGCAATACCCCACCCTAGTATTAGTGGGATGGCATCAGGATTAGCAATAGCAACCTATCTGAACAAGGGTACAACTG